CGTGCTCTTGAGATATTGACTTGCCGTACTCTGGCGCCAGCTCAATAGCCAGGCCAAGCCGTATTACCTTGTCGTAACCAGGTGGGAAAGTCACCTGAGATGTCAGTGCAGGCAGGTCGGCTAGCGGCTTCTCAGACGTTAGTATCAGCGTCTCACCAGTAATGGGAACACTGCTGAACTGAATCTTGCCAAGCGGGTATTCAGGTTGGTAATACAGGTAGTCAGGCGTGTTTACTGCGTTATCCTTAATACTTATTTCGGCCCATACGTTATAGCTCGCAATCTTCACTGGTGTTTCAAGACCACCAGAATCACGAATACGCGCGTGCTTAATGATAGTTGGGCGAACGGTATCAAAGTCGCCACCACTGCCAATGGTATACGTTCGTTGAGCAGAGAGTGTTAAGCTCTCTTGTGTCATAAAGTGCAGCATTAGATTGTCGTTTGCCCATGAATCAAGCATCTGTTGAGCATAGACAAGCGCATCCTGAACTTCAGCAGGCTTAGCTTCCTCTCCACTCGCTAAAACACCAATGGTGCGAAGCGCTTGGTTAATCAGCTGATTGGTCGTCGCCATCTAATTGCTCCTGAATCTTGGCAATCATGGTATCTTCTTTCCATGAGACTTTGAGCGTTAAGCCCATACTTTTACCTAAAGCAATATGCTCATCCTTGGTAAGCGTAGTTGGGTCTTCATTGAACGCCTCAAGAAGCTCATCGGTGTCTGGCTCTGGCTCTGGCTCTGGCTCTGGCTCTACAGCATTAAACTCCGCTGGCGACTCACACCAACCAGTTTTTTTTAATTCGTCGATCTCATCTTCATTCTTGAATGTGAACATCTTGGGTTTGCAATCTTTGTGGTACATCCACTTACGTAAAGGCTTGATCATTAGTCGCTCCAACTAGGAAAAGAAAAGGCGGCGCTTGGCCGCCTCATATTAAACGGCTGCGCTAAAAGGCGTAGCCTCGGTGCCGGTCTGCTGGATTATGCCAGATACAGCCCAGACACCCTCCTTCATATCTACCAACTCAATGAAGTCACCACGAATACCGCCCGTAGTTGAGCCGTCCAGCGTAATTGTATCGCTGGTAGACGCGGCCTCCCATCCATTAACCGTGGAACCAGCATCGGCTGCGCCAATAACAACGCCAGCCATCACGTCAGACGAGCTTGCTGCCTGAATGATATTGTCGTTGCTTGTTACGGTGGTGCCGACACGAAAGCGATAACGAAAACCAGTGCCAAGAGCGGCCGGAAGGGTTACGGTTGAGCCTGCCGCACGATCAAGTAAGTACTCCTGAACTGGGTGTGCTGGCGCGGCGGTGAAAGTTGCTTCTGCAATAATACGTTGCATAATAATTACCCTCAATTGCCAAAAAAGTGAAAGCCCAGTTTTACCCGGGCATTAAATTTACTGCGCCTCGTCAGACCATAGACGATGAGCCAGCTCGGGATAGATCAACTTAGTGCCCCACACCGCATCAATACGAGTAATCTCACTTTGCTCGTTGATGTCATACGCACCAGTCATGCAGAGCGACAAACCTGAATCAGGATCACGCACGCGAGACTTAACGGTAGCAGACTGAGGAAGCTCAAGGTCAATCATAGCCAATGCACACGCGTCACGATGGAACAAGAAGTTCTGACGATATGCGGTATCAGCTGTACCCAGCACGGTGATAGCCGCGCCATCTGCTGGAGCTGCGCTGACATTCTGATAAGCCTTCAAGCTTACAGTGTTGCCTTCACCATCCACCGTAGTGAGCGTGCCATCATTAATTGATGGGCTAATCCCGATAGTGGCGTTACCTGAACCATCAGAGTTTACATCGGAAGTCACAACAAAATGCTGTAAGCGACCAGTAGACTCGTAGTTTTGCGGATTGATTTCATAAACACCAGCAATAGAGAATACGTCACCCTCTTTAAGCAAGCCAGTAACGCCAGTATCCCAGCCATCAGTAATAAGGCTGGCACCAGTTTGGTCAGCACCATTGGTTAACGGCGTTCCAGCATGCGCACCGACAGTGTGGACAGGCACGTTGGCAGACTCGAAGTGATCGAAACCACTCAAAGGACCAAGATAGCCTTTCTGGATAGCACCTTTAACCATCATCTCATTGTACTTGCTTGAGATGTCGTCGCTGATCTCTGCGCAATCCAACATATTCAAGATGGATCGGCGCATGCCGTCATCGGGAACAGCTACGTTACCCATATAAGCTTTGGCAAACATAAAATCACGAACACCGATTGCAGTGCCTGGAGTGCCTGAGCTGAAGAATGACTTTTTCAGCTGAAGCAAGATCGACCTGTCAATGACGTTGGCAATCTGCGTGATACCAGACTTCAGGTATCGCTCTGAGAACTGCTCGATGCTCAGAGTGCGGTCGCGCATAGTCACTTCTAAGCCAAAGTGCTCCTGACGGTTAATTTCAAATGGAATGGTCTGATCAACCATAGGTTGCTTTTGCAACACTCGACCAGACGCGGTTTTGGTGCGGTAAGGTAGCTTTAAGCTGATAGTGTCACCAACTTTAGCAAACCTGCGCTCCAAGTCACGATGCACCAACGGTGCTGTAACTAAACTGTTTTTCAAAAGGCGTAACGCTTCTTTAACGATAACATCATCGGTTAATACGCGGTTGCCTAAATCACCTTGTACGCTCATGGGAATTTACTCCAAAAATTGATTACCAGAAGCTCTTTTTACCGCGTTCCTGTTCATTCCTGGTGCGTTCATACTCGGCAAAATCCATATCTTTCACAGATTTCTTAGAGCTGTCGCTACCGCTCACAGGATCAATCGGGTCTGGAGCCTCCGTTGTTTTTTTCTTACTGGGTTGCTTTGGCTTGGATGCCAGCTTAACTTCGAGCTTCCCAATCTCACGCGCTTGCGCAATAGGGGAAAGCTTAGCTATGCGTGCAGCCTCCTCTTTGTTTTTCCCAAGATGGTATGCAATTTCGCCAGGCTCTTCAGCTTCAGACATAGCAATAACCATTTCTCTGCTGATCTGAAGGTCTTTTGCCTCAATGACCACAGTATCGAAGTCATCGTATTTGCTGCGAGTATCACTGAAGGCGTCTTGTACATCATCAAGTGCGTCACTGAACTCAGGATCATCGTTCGACCTATCGCCATCATCGCTGTCGGCTTCGGTTTTGTCGTCCTTCTTCTTTTCGGGCTTAGTTTTACCTTCTGCCTTCCAGCTTGAAAGAGCATCCAAATACTCGTCATAAGTGTCAAACTCTGATGGGTCTGGCTCACCATCACTCTGGGTTTCAGGCTCAGCCTTGCCACCCTTGTCGCCTTCTTTATCTTGCAGCTTGCGCTCAGCTTCTTGAAGCTTGCGTTCGGCTTCTGCTGCCCTCTTGGTTAAACGGTCAATACGCTTCTGGAAACGGCCATTGCCTTTTTTGGCTGTCGCTTCCTCGCCGGTATCACTGGCGGCAGGTTTCTTATCGTCCTGATCACCTTCATTGTCGTCCTTATCCGTTTCGGAAGCTGCCGATTCTTCCTGCTTTGCTTCCTGAGCTTTTTCAAGCTCAACGGCATCGGTTGTTACTACTTCAAAGCTTTCAGTTTCATCAACCTGGGTTTCTTCTGTCATGAGCGCGCCTCTTAGAATCGCGAATTTAACCCTGTGATGGCCACAGGTAGCATATTGACATTATAGTCTTACTATTCTACATAGCAATAGTCTTGTTTTTGCGTACCAACTTGCTAGCGTTATGCTTGCGTAGTGCTACCTTGAGCCATTAACTCTGCAACAGCTTCAGCTACCAAATTTCGTACAGTCTCTTCGATAGTTCCAGGACCCGCAATGGATGCTGCCTGCTCTATCTCCGCTAGCTTCGCCTGCGCTTCAGCTGTCTTTGCTTGCGCCATTACAGTATCGGCTTCAGCTTTTGCGACATCTGCTTGCGCACGCACTGTATCAGCCTCGGCTTGAGCCATTGTCGCTTGAGATTTAGCCATATCAGCCTGCTGCTCTGGGCTTGGTTGCGGAGGTTCAATTCCAGCTTCCTCCATCTCGTCTGCATCAAGAATGCCTGGTGGCAATGTTTTCTGTAGTCGTCGTGCAATCTCTTGCGCTCCTGGCCAATCCATATTTTTGGCTATCAGGTCAATAACCACGGCTCCAGAAGAAGGAACAGCCTGAACAAATTGCATAAGACTATCGGCGGCCTCCATGCGCTGCGTCTGATAGCTCGGGCCAGCATTCACGGTCACATCAAACTTACCGACGGCAATATCGTTTACAAGAACATCTTTACCAGTTTCTTCGTCTGTGATCATCTGATTAATCTGCACCCAGTCGCCCTCACCGTCCTCAAACCGCAAACGAACAACGCGATCAGCATCGTAGATGCGCGGTATCAGCTCAATCAACACCTGACCAACACGGCGTATGGCGCGGCTTAGATTGTCAATGTATGTGAACGTGCCTCGATCACCCTGACGCTGACGAGCAAGAATAGCTTTGCCGCTGGTTTCATTACCTTCATTACCTACGCTGGCGTCATATAAACCAATAGTGGCCTTCATCTCATCAGTGGCGCTTAGAGCAAGCTGAAGCTCAGCCGATGGCATGCTTGGCGGCTGATCTCGCGCTGGACGATCAACGCCAGCCAAGGCGTTATATCTTAATACTGAGTGGTTGGTGCGGTTCGCATTCTCCCATTCAGTTTCGTAACCCTCAATCGCTTCTGCTGGAGCCACCCACGGCGCTTTCGGCGCAAGAGCAACACGTTCGGTAGCCGCCGTCATCCAGAAGTTATGCATGTTCTGAGCATCCTTAGCGAATCGTATAAGCCCTCGATAGTAAGTTTTATCACCAAGCGTGATTTCTTTGCCTAACACTGGAATAACTGGAATAGTTGATCCTGGCCAAGTTATCTCGCTTTCAAGAATGTCATGCGCGGTGATCTTCATCCACTTCACCTGATAGGTTTTGACTTTGCGAACACGCTTAACAGTCACACCCATGTCTTGCAGTTCATCGAGTACAGATTCAACTTCATCCTGCCAAACCGTACGGCCATCGCTTAGCAATAAAAGCTCACGATTAGCTGGTTCGCGGTAGAAATACTCGGCTACGCGCACACCCTCATCAAGCCACCAACTGTACTCACCATGCTCAGCATCAGTAAGATCACCAACCGCCTTTCTTGGATAGCGCTTCTTAAACTCTTCACGCGACATCTTCTCACCGATGAAGCACCAGTTTGCGTCACTGTAGTCTGGCTCACTGCAATCAGGATCCATAAGCACAGCGAAACGGTTGTTTATGTGTTTAATGCAAAGGTCTTGATCGAAGCTATCCTCTGCACTGTACTTTGTAAGCACTCGCAACCAGCCAAAACCACCTTCAACTGAGTGTTGGAATGCAGAGTCATAGTGAGCCTCGGCATTACTTGTGTACTCAATGTTGCGGATCAGGCTTTCATATATCTCAGATAGCGAGTAATCGTTATTGCCTGCAATGTTCGGAGTCTTTTGGGCGTCCTGAGTATTGTCGGCTTCGACAGGATGGACGTGAATAGCTGGCCGATTCTGGCGCTGATCACCAAGCACCTGATCAACATATTGAGGAAGCTTGTTGAGCGTTAAGCAGGGACGGCCTTCGTCTTGCCGCTCTTTGCGGATATCTTCTGGCCACTGCTCGCCAGCGAGAAAGACAATATCTTCCTTTGCCGCCTTGAAGTTGTGGCTCCATGCAGTAACAGCACGCGCAGCACGCTCACGCGCCTCGCGCAGCATATCTTCTTTGGAATTACCCTCTCGGGTTTTGATTGGTTCTTTACCTGGCAACATAATCTTATCCTCTAGCTAGCCATCCAGCCGCCAGCCGATGGTCTTTTGGTTTGTGGTTTCTTTTTCGGCAGCTTATCACGCCACGCCATAGCTAATTGCTGAAGCGCATCCGAAAGGTTTGATGACCAGTCGTGCTCTGGCCTATCTTTGAATACCTTGCGCTTCTCATCATACTCTCGGTGATAGCTGGCCACAGCGTTAATACCATACTCACAGCGCTCAGAATCAAAGATGAATCGCGGAAAGATGGCGCGCACTGCGTTAATACTGTCTGACTTTTGCTTTACTCGGGCAACCGTCTTGAAGTCGATACCCATTTTTTTTGCCGTATCTTTGCGACTCTCACCACTCATAAGCTCACGCACTTCGATGTCATGCGGTGCATAGTGCTCACCCCAGCGTATCTTATGCTTGTCTGCGAACTCGTGAAGCCAGTTGATGTAGTGATCCATGCCGTAGCCACTGTCGCTATAGCACGCAATCAATCGTATCTCTTTGCCGTGCGGCTGCATGAGCCAAATAGACATATCATCGCTGATACCCAAGTCCCAGAACGTATAAACAGGCAGCGACTTCTCGATAGGTACGCGGCACACGCGGCCGTCATCGTAAGCCTCTCACAGTTCTTTACCAAAGTAAGCGCCAGGGATCGCAGCATCAAATGAGCAGTAATACTCTTGCTGTATCATGTCCTCGCTCATCCCTTCGTCGCGTTCTTCCTGAATGATCTCGGGTGTGATTATCGGGTCACCATCATTATCAGTGGTGTCATCTGCGGTTAAAAGCGACACATACCAGCGATCAGGGAACTTTTTTGCAGTCTCGTAAAGAGAGTAACCATGATTACGGCCACGCGGAGTGTAACAAAACATGGCCCAACCGCCATTCTCTGCCAATATCGGACGTATAAAGTCCCATGATGCTGGATCGCATAGCGACCACTCGGAATAGACCACACCCAAAGGGTTGTTACCTACCAAGTTGTTATAGCTGTCACTACCTAGAACGTATAAAAGCGAGCCATTGGTGAACTCGATGTACATCTCAGTGTTGTTGACGCTGGCGATTATCTCTTTGGGTATGTGGTCAAGGAAGCGTAGGCCGTCTTTACCGCGCCCTTTCCATATCGCTTTACGTGCTTGCGTGCTTTTGGGCAGCATGTACCAGTATGAACCAACTCGCTCTTGCGTTGCGGCCACAGCAATCTGCCAGTACGTCTTATCCTTGCCTGCGCGGCGATGCCACACCACAGCAAACCGCTTCTTACCCTCTTCAAACTTAGCCTTAAATAGCTCAGATTGATACGGGCGAGCGGTATACAAGTGCGGCAAATGCACATCGACTGGCTCTACTGTGTGCTCAGAGTCGTATACGTCGATGTCATTCTCAATCGCCAGCATTGCTAGTAATCCTAGACAACTGCCCAGTCATCAGAAAGCATGTCTCGCTGTGATGCCAGCCAGCCTGGCTGCCAAGTCTTGTCAGCACAAAACATCGCAAAATAACCCTGAGAGTCAAGCGGCACATCATCGCCTATATATGATTTCATCTAACTTTCCTCTTTGATTGATAGTGACTTACCAGTGATATTCACGTTGACATTAACGGGCCGATGCTTCTCGGTATCTTTTTGTGCGCACATACCCTTGATCTCAGCGATCTTCTGTAGCGCTGGCAACTTAGGATGCAACTCGATCATCTGAACCTCAACTTCTTCATAGTCATCTTTGCCAGCGCCAGTACGCTCAATGTAGCGCTTAGTGACCACTTTCTTGATTGCGCGCTGTGTCGGCACATCCATATCAGAGATATTTTTTGGCGCTCCATGCTTATTAAACAAGCTGGCGGCATTAGAAAAGCCAATTGCAGCCATCTCTGCCAGTATGCGATTTTCGCTTATATCAAGCTTTTGCGCTTGAACTTCTCTTGCTTGCGCCATTATTGCGGCAATGTGAGGCTTGTCAAATAGCGCTTTTGCTGTGCGATTAACCGTTGATGTCTTCATTCTTTTGCAGTCATACGCTGCACGATATGCCGCACTCTTATCACCATGTACGCGATAGTGATCAACAGCTGCTTGCTGCTTTAGTGTTAGCGCTCGGTTAGGATCATCTTTCTTAACTGCCATCGCCTTACCTACTGAATATCCGCAAACAAACCGTCGAAGCCAGCAGTTATATCGGTGTTTGCTGCGCTGGATGAAGCAGTCATAATGATGTCGCTGCCAGGAGGAATTATTCTAAACGATCTGTAGCTATGCTGAAGACCATACTGACGTTCTATGCGATTCAGAGTGTAGCCAATCATTGGATCTTCGTGTGCTGGAAGCGATATTTTCCACTTCATGAGTTATCTCCTTTTGATGGGTACTCTTCATCGTCTTCGTTTTTCGGAGCCTTGCCGTCTTCAGGTCGCCAGTAAAGTTTTGCTTGTATCCACTTTTCCATGATGAAAATGGCTCTACCCCCCATATGGCCGGCAATACCCGTTAAAGCTGCTGTCATATAGAACGTCATGCCCATCTCCGCACAGACATACGCGGTTATCAATCCCGTAAACCCTGATATTGTCCACTCCCCAAATAACTCAACCAGGCTAAACGGAAGCCTAGATTTTCGCACTCTGTTAACATAATTCACTGTTCCACCCCACATCGCTAGAAGTATGAACCAGACATAGCCCAAGCCAGCATCAACTAGCAACTTGATTAACCCACCACCTTGACCATCAGGCATTTGCGATAGCCCCCATATTCCAGTTTATATTTATTTTGGCAGCTACTTGTCTAATTAAGTTCACAAGCTGTATAGCTTGATCGACCGTTTCTATGACTGTGATTGCCCCTGCAAAGCTAGAGTGGAATTCTACTTGCTTTTGCGTAAATTTGCGCTCGCTTGGTGAGCGCGAACCGTCTTTAACCTCAACTAATACAGTAATTCCACCAAAACCGACAACAAGATCAGTCATGCCATCGTGCGCGCTGCTAGTTATTTTCACGCTTACACCCATATCACGCATAATTTTTACCAGCTCTGACTGATTAGCATCAATCTTTGCTGCGCGCCTACCCATTTAAAGCACCCCCAACCACTAAAATGAAGTCTTGCCCTTCCAGCTCGCGGCGCATCTCGTTTAAAGCATTACCGCTGGCCAGCACTGCTGGCATACCGCCTAGAGTACCGTGGCGCATTCCAGGCAGCGTACAACCAAGAGAATGACGAACAAGATTTCCCGCATGCCAAAGAATGCCTGTTCGGTTAGGTACATCTTGCACATGCCACACGCGCTTATACTTGCCGCTAGCAGAACGCTCCAGCCACTTAGCCAAGTATATACCCTCTGGATAGCACGATATGTTGCGCCTGTTATCTAACCATCGACGCTCGATAGACTTAATGACTTTGCCGCTGGGTAGTATCACCGTACCCAGCGTGCAGTCATCTTTATATTTTCGGAGCAGGATTACGACGGGCAACATAGTAAAAAGTAATTATGCTTGTAACAATGAATGTAAGAGTGGCAAACATACTGATGAGTATCTGCTTGCCTGTGTTGGAGTCAATGGTGTCACGATATGTGTAAAAGCCCCATGCAAGCATTGCGGTGAACAGCATGGCTCCCCAGTATGCCAGTGTTGGTCTTACGCTAGCTCTGAAGTCATCCATGCCGCTTGATGTTTTGAGATTCTTGAGCGCGTCCTGAGCGCTTGATAGCGCAGACTGATGAGACACTTCTATCTCTCGCTCAGTTTCACTTTCTACTTTCTGAAGCTCTAGCTCACTGGTCTTCTCTAACATCAGCAATGCGTGCTCACGTTCAAGCTTTGCATTCTGATATTCAAGCTGATCACGCTTTAGGTTGACCTGAGCCATAGCTACGCGCTCTTTGCGCTCTTGAGCCTGCTTAAATATGCCAAATATACCGCCAAGCAAGCCACCCCCAGCGCCAGATGTTAAGACGGCAAAAATGCCGCTGACTGCTTCAATCATGCGGCACCTCGATTCTTCTTTTTTGGCTTGTCGTGGCATACGTACCACTCATGAATCATCATCTTAGACCTCCAGCACATTTATGGGTGTAAGTACAACCTGATCATAGCATTCGCAATCCCTTTTGTCTCTATTGAGCTGTGCTCTTGCGCGGTGCTCTGCTAACTCATAGCTATCAGTTGCCACATAATAATCAACTGGGAGGCAACGCGAAGGCACTTTTTGAGGCATAAAAATCACATGTATCAAAATGCTACCGCCTTGCTAGCATGTAAGTTGCTATTTAGTTTTTGCATTGCTCGATCCTGTTAATTGGTGTGTTATGTGGGTTTACCCAGCGCATATTAAGCGCCTTGTCAAACGTCATAACAAACCTGTGCTTCCTGCTTCTGTCTCTCCACTCACCAGCCACGCCTTTTGTCTTGCCTCTTGAGTGTTTTTTGTAACTTCCGTCACCCTGTAAGACCCAAAAGTCTTTTTTCTTTGCCGTTAGCCCATAATAATCAAAGTTACACGCCCTATAAACAACCCCCTTATGATAGTCGCTATCTGCATAGCTAAGTATAGCTCTAACTTTGTTTTCTTTTCTTAACCGTTTAATTGTTTTGCTAACAAACCAACTAGCTAAATTATGTTCCGTTTTTTGCGTTTCTGGCTCTAAGCAAAGCCGACTTAATTCAAAAAAGCCTTTTTGATCATTCCTTTCTAGTCCGTACATCCCTTTTACTAATTCTGGCACTGGAAAGCTTGTATATATACAAACTCCGCATAGCTTACCATTTAAAAATAAACCGTAATTAGTGCCGCTCTTAAATCCTTTACTAATATCTTTCAGGTAGTGCCATTTAAGCAAAATACTAGCGCATTGCTCTTTTGTTATCAGCTTAATATCATAATCTTGTTTACTCATAATTCCACATAACAACGCATTCAAACTGGATAAAAACAGTTTGCTGTGCGTTGCTCCTTCTGGTGTTAATAATTAATTTTCGTCTTCGTTTAGTATTTCTTCAATGCTGTTGTGAAATTTGTACGCGCCCACCATTGACATAAAGAGAAAGCAAAGGCCGCTTATCAAAAGTAGTATTAGTAGTGCTATTGTCCAGTTTGCATCCATTTTTTTAATCCTCATTATCGTTAAAGTATTCTTCTATTTCGTAACAGTGCGCAGTTAATAGAAAAAATGTAGTTACTATTAGCGCTAGTATTATTAGTTTTTGCATTGTTCGATCCTGTTAATTGCTGTGTTAGGGGCCCAATCTACCCAAAAACTTTGCAACATCAACTTCGCCAATGTAGCTTCTTGCCTTATCAATGTCGTTTTCGTCTAGTGCCTGCTCAATTAGCTCAAGTCGTAAAATTTCATGATCCAATGACCACGCTCTACAATGCTCGCTTTGTGAGGCATCTCTAACAGCATGTAGGCCTTCTGGCGTGTCGCTTTTAAAAACTAAAGTTGTGTACTTGCTCATGCCTATAATTCCTGTTATTGCTGTGTTATATGACTTCCGCCATGCGCTTAGTGATAGCATTTTTCCCGCTTGGTGAAATTGGTTTCGTATAATGCGGGGTTATATTTCATTTAATGTGAAATATTCCAGTATTGCTCTATCTATCCTGCCATCAACTTTTATGTGTTTTACCCACTCTATACCACTATCTCTAACATCATCATGCTTCAATTCTTCATAATCACCGTAATAATCTTTTAGCTTATTTTTTGCGGCCTCAGGATTATCAAAAACACCTATAGTTATTGACTGTCCATTTTCTCCGTCTTTGTCTGTTAGAACATATATCATATTAAATTACTCAGTTAAAATATAACAATAGCGTCAATCAGACGCTCATTGCATTCGCGCTGGTTACTGCTGGGTTAATTGCTGTGTTAGTTTGCTTTAGTTAGTTTCGTCTTAACATCTTCCCACCCGCAATTTTCAACTAAGCAAATGTTACTTAACTCAGTTAACGGCACTGTTACCGTTCTTGTGCCGTGATGGTACTCATTATCATCACTAACGTGGCTGCGGTAGTAAACTCCGCATTTTGCAATAGCGTTAGTTAATTGTTCATATTCTGCTTTCGTGAATACTTTGTAACCTAAAAGCTTCATTATTCTTTTAATCATTTTCTTTCTCGCTTTTCATTATGTTTAATCCTGTTAATTGCTGTGTTATGTTTCTTGGTTATATCGGAAGCCTGAATCCAGCTGGTAAGCAATCACACCAAGCGAGCTCAGGCTGCATATTGTGTAAGCCAGGCACTACAAAGTAAGGGTTATTTTTATTGCCTGCCGCATACCTCAAAAAGCCAACGGCAACTCCACTAGGCATTCCGCTATTTAGTCTTGGTGCAAGCTGTACGAGTACTAGCTCTCCTTCTGCAGGTAACTTTTGTTTGCTGCCTTTATTTTTGTCAAACGCCACAAAAAAACTCATAATCCACCTCTTAATATCAGTTAAAACACATAACTAGTCGCTACAGGGTTGCAATTCCACCACAGCAAATGCAATTTGAAGCTAGCTTGAAATCCGTCTATCTTCTTGCCGTTAAATTTACCAGTAGGCCATTTCATTGTTTCATTTCTTTATGTCACATCTAAAAAGGGATGTCGTCATCGAAATTATCCATATTATGCGGCGGCGCCTGCTGCGCTCTTGGCTGCGCATTAGCTTGCTGTGAACGCTGTTGATTTTGATAACCCTGGCTAACAGGGGCATCTTGGTTAACAGTATCTTGCTTGCCGCCAAGTAGCTGAAACTGGCCACCCCCACTCACAACAACTTCAGTGGTGTAGCGATCAACACCCTGCTGATCCTGCCATTTTCGCGTCTTCATCTTACCTTCAATGTAGACCTTGCTTCCTTTTGACGTGTACTCGGCTGCCACTTCAGCAATGCGGCCAAACAAAACAACCCTATGCCATTCCGTAATCTCTTTTAGTTGTCCAGTTTGCTTATCTTTGAACTTATCGCTTGTTGCAATGCTTAGCGTGGTTACTGCGGTGCCATCAGACATGCTTCGCTTTTCGGGGTCTTGCCCTAGATTGCCGACTATGATTGCTTTGTTTATTCCGCTCATAAAAAAGTCCTGTTAAATAGCTATTGGTGCATTACCTAGAGTTGGCCCAGGTATTAGCGTAGCGTCTCAATAAAATCAACAAACGTGCTTATCGCACCTGCAACAGTTTCGCAGTCGCAGGCATGCAGGTTTTCAGATTCATCAGTTAGTCTTTGCATGATTAAGTCGAAGTCATCATCATCAAAACTTTCTATCTGCCGCTTTAAAACTTCAACTACATTTTCTTGTATGGGTGTAAGCATCATCTCTAAATCACTCCGTTCGTGCATTATTGAAATTTAAAGC